GTTGCGAGGTCCACCAACACCGTAGATATTTTTCACACCTTCGTTGTTGTTGGCCGCGTTGTAGCTGATCGAATTGACCAGCTCTAAGGCGGTTGCTTCGTAAGCCACGGGTACAATCAAGTAGCGAGGAACGACGTTTAGGATCGCATCGCTGTTGAGTCCAGTTTGTTTACGCATCGCAAGAAAAGCAGCGTTGAGCGTTGTTACGCTTGGTGCTGCGGCAGCACCTGTGGTATTGCTACCAGAAGAGTGTGCGCCGAAAAGTGCTACACCGTCGCCCATAGTCGGGTTGCTGGTCAGCACCTCGTACACCTTCTTGTTCTGGGTGCGGCGAGCTGCGTTGCCGTGCATTGCAGGCACGCGGCTGATCGCGTCCAGGTCGTCATTGACAACTGTTTCCCAGGTTACGGAAAACATCTTGCCGAACTTCTCGACGCGATACGACTCTTTCGAGTCAGTCATCACGCCCTCTTTGTACTCGGTGTTTTCCGGTACGTGCTCAAGATCAGGCGACTCGCTGAACCGAATGCGATTGATGTTCTTGAAGTCATCGACCGAGCCGGCTTGCCGTGCCCACAGGTTCCACGTGAATGGAGCCTCTTCGTAACCAGCCAGCAGCGTCTTGTTCGACGCATCCAGCAAGAGATTTGCAAAGCTTCCGGTCGTGTGATACGCCGGATCGCTGCGGGAAATGTTCATCCGAGCCAACGCCTTTGGATCGCCGATTGCCGCCCGAGCAATGTCGGGAGAACCAAAGCGAGAAGTGTTTACGCCGGATCGACGCAAGAAATCTTCAGCCATGCGCAGCAGGCTCATGCGCTCAAAATCTTGCGATCCAGGTGCAGGCTTTTCGCCAGAAACTAGCGAACGCTGTACGCGGCTTGCGGTTTGTGCTCGTCGCAGCAGGCCGTCGCGTGCTGCCTCGAAATACTTATCATCGGAAGACTTGGTAACGCGCACCGCGTCTCCGTCGACCGAACGTCCTAGCGGTTGCGTAGCCATCTTTTCGATGATCCTTTGTTTAGCGACCTCGACGCTAACGCCTGCGTCACACAATTCGTCAGCGAAGGCGCGTTCTACCTTCGCAAGTTTGCACGTTGCTTGAATTTCATTACGGCGCTTTTGGTCAACTGCCAAAGCTCTCTTGATCTTGCCTTCGATGGCTTGACGAACGGTTGCCTCGACAACTGGCTTTTCTTCGTCCTCCATCTGTTCGATGACCTCTGGCTCGCCTTCCATTTGCTCAACGACTTCTTCGACTGGCGTTTCTTCTTCCATCGATTCGACGGTTTCCATCGACTCCGACTCGCCGCCGAGCTTGCCAACTACCCAGGCCAATACTTGGTTTGGGTCTTCCATACCTTCGGGAAGTCCCATAGCTTTGAGTTGCTCCAATAGTGCTGCGTCCACTGTTCGTTTCCTTTGTTTAAGGTCTGTATAAGACCGACGCACCGTCGATCGTGAATCGGCCCCAGTGGCCACTAGGCTCGCGTCTAATGCGGTCCAGTTCGTTATGACATTCGCTGGTCCTATAATTTCTGTCCCTCGCGATGTCGTGTATCGTTGTCCGGTCTTCAACTCAAGCACTTCGTTGGGTTGTGCTGTGATGCTGAAATCAGTGATGTGTCCGTCGAGCAGCTTGGTATAGGCTCGCTGCGATTCGTCATCGCTTGCGAAGTAAGCGACTCCACCAAACTCGTCACCGTCGACGCTGAGGTTGCGCAAGCTGCCGAGCACGTTGCGGACTGTGCTGGTGTCGTGGCTATCGACGATTGGGATCTGCGTTGATCCTGGACGCATTGTCAGGCCGTCCATTTCGAGAACTTCAGACACTACCTCTCCGCGCCTTTCGTCCCAACGGTCTATCGGATTCTCCGTTGCCGTGACAACTCGAACGCTTCGCTTGCTTGTGTCTGCCGTCGACGACTGAATGTTGACCGACCGCATTGCAAGTGCGTCAGTCTTGAATGGTGGCAGCTTACCTTTCTTATTCGACATTGGCTGGTTCCTCTTCTGGCAGCGGATTGTCCACTATGCCATCGGTGGCATCGGCAATAATCGCGTCAATGTTCTTTTGCGCCATGCCGATCATTGCAAGCTGTGCTTCGGCCAGTGCTGTAGACATTGACCCGTCGGCTAGGCCATTAAGCACATCGGTCAGTGCTTTGCGATTGCGATTCCATTGGAGTCTGCTAAGTCCCATCCATTCGCCGGTCCCACCTTCGGACTCGATTGCGATATCCGCAGCTTCGTCCGCTGGCCCAGCCGCGCCAGTCTGTGCTGCCATCATTTGCGTGGTCTGTTCTTCTGGAGTCAGCAGGCCTAGCTTGAGCCGAAGCTTGCGTTCCTTGGCCGCCTGGTAGTACACTGCGCGATAGCTTAGCCCGCGAGCACCGAGCACGTTTTGAGCTGTGTCGGTGAATGAATTCAGCGCAGACTCGGCGGCCTGCTGCTCGCTCATTGGATCAACCCAATCTTGCTCAGGTAGCTGCCACTCGACTGGCGTGACCTTACGTCGATCTTCGAGCAGTTCTGTCGATGTTGGGAATCCATCTGCGTCGATTCGTGCAGCAGCATCGCAGAATCGATCCCATACCGGATAACAGCAATGCTGCACCATGTAGTTTTGGCCTCGTTTGTATCGTGGCCGGTCTTCGAGCTTGCTGGTTCGCGAGCTGCTGTAGCTAGTCTTGCTGAAGTCCTTGGCTATCGCTTCGTAGTTGGTGCCTGTGCCGGCGCAGATGCCACGTAGCATTAGATTGATCCAAGGCTCGCTAGCTGAGTTTGGGCGGCCAGGATTGATTGACTCGACGGACTCACCTGGACGCAGGCGAACCACCATTGCTGGCTCTAGGTACTCTAAGCTGTTCCCGTTGTCGTCAGTGCTTTCTTCGCCATTAGGAGCCATCATGGTTCCGACTGGCATCTCTGACTTGATCGCTACACCAAAACACGAAGCGACCGCAGACGCTTGAATCTCGTTGTCTACGTAAACTCCAAGGTCACGCATCCACGACATGATGGGTGCAAACCAAGTGACGCCGCGAGTTTGGCCCACGCGATCTTTGCGGTACAGGTGGATGATTTCGCTTGCTTGTATCCGCTCCGGTGTCTGGTTCATCACCGCGTATGGGCTGTTCGGATGCTGCGGATAAATCCAGTAGGCGACCGGCTTACCTTTTTCGTCGATCTCAACTCCTCGGATAACTGAGTTGCCGTCGCCACGGGCTGGCCGCGTGGTGAATGTGTCACGCTCTAGCGATAGTCGGTCAGCTTCGATCATTTCGAGTGCCAGCGGAACTGGTCTAGCGATTCCTTTGTATTCTTTTCCAGGCGTGTTGATGATCCTAATAAGCACTTCACCAGCTTCGACCATTTCACGCTGGGCTAGGATCTGGATTTCGGCAAACGTCAACTCACCGTTAATGTCCGCAACTTCGCACCATTCATTCCATAGCTTGTCGCGAGCGTCGTTTACATCTTCGACGTCTTCACCGTCTGGCGTCTCGTAGGTGCTCTGAGCGGTGATGCCATCGCCAATGATGTTGCTGACGATCGTATCAACTACGTTCCATGCGTATGCGTTGTCTCGAACAAGAGCACGTGCCCAAGCTCGCAATGCGTCTGCACCAAACGGACCCATCAGCTCTTGATCGGCTGCTTGGTTGCGAGGCTGTTTATGATTCGTTAAGCGGTTAGCTTCCGCTCCTTGATAGGCTCGCTTGAGCAACTGTCGAGCTTGTGCACGCCGCAGGCCAGCATACGGGGAAATGTAGCCAACGACGCGATCCAGAATGTTCATCTGCGTCTCCCTAGCTTAGCGAGAGAGAATGCACCAGAACCATTGGCCCGCTCGACCTCAGTGAGCAGCATGCGCCGCTCGTTCATCAGGTCAGCAAGATCAATCTTCGTGACAGATCGCGATCCAATAGAGTATGAACTAGCTCCGCCCGTTAGTAGAGCTGAGATAGCTGCTTCGATTTGTGCTAGAAGAGTTGCAGGGTCCATGCAATTAAGCATGGCCTACCGTGCAACTCTGACAACACCTTTCAGCACACTACTACTATGACTATGGTAGTTCAGCCGATTGAGTCCATGTGTTGTTGCATAATTTGCATTTGCAATAACGGACGCGGCCAGCAGTATGATAGACGTAGCTATAGTTTTTTCCATCGCGATGTGCCGTACACAGAGAGCATGGACGCGGAGTGAACCTGCGTGGTGCAACTGCATCCGTCACCGTTTCCACGATTGTTGAGGTGTCTTCTGTGATCTGCAAGACAACCTTCGTCTCTTCGATTTCTTTCACCTCGGAATCCGTGAATCCTACCGACTCTGTCCGTACATCAGGCTGTTGTTCGATCCTGTTGTCAATTCGTCGCTTCTTGCTCATTGTGCTCGCTCTCATGCTATCTCCGTTTGGGCACCCATCCACCTGGACGACTGCGGAACCTGCTATTGCCATGCTGCCTTGGTGTTGCTGGTTTCGGCTTCGGCTTGTCAACGTCAACATGCCTTGGCTCCACGCTCGCCTCTGAACCACCGATTAACTTGATGCCGCATACCTCAGACGATGCGGCTGCCATGTAGGTGGCGTCAAACCAGTGGTTATTCTCGTTCTTCACGTTCCAAAATGTTTTGACACCCTTGCCCTCTTTGAACTCTGTCAACAGTTCCTCTGCGGCGATGTGCTGCGAAAAGCTGCCGTGCTTCTCGTAGCCATCAAGCTCGAACAAGGACAGCGAGCCGCGCCGCAGCATGTTGTTTTCGTCCATCGTGGCTGTCAGGAATCTCTCATGCACCCATTGCTTCCAGTGATTGGTGTCAAGCTCGTAAAGCCAAATGTCCTCCGAGGTAAACTTCTGTGCGTGTAGGTTTGCCGATGCTAGGCATGTGTCTGTAGACTTCTTGCGCGGGTAGTAAGGGTTGATTCCTTTCGACGGATGAAACACGCCGCGACTCTGCCGGCAGAACTCATAGGCGGCCTGCGTGAACGTGCCCGAGTCAACCAAGCAGAAGTCAATCCTGCGATTCGTGCCAGTCGCGTCTATGTAGTGCTTGCACAGCAGCTCGTCGCGCCAGTTGAGTAGAGCCTTGAAAATCATGGGCTCGCTCGCTTCGTTGTTCTGCGCTCGATCCGTGCCAGTTACCTCCGCAACGCCGTAGTCAACCACACAGCCGCCGCCACCTGTCCACCACGCAATTACCACCCAGTGACATCGATACTTGCCCAAGTCAATCGCGGCAGTGAGTGCAATGGTCGACGCCGGTAGTTGCCGCCTTGCTAGTCCACTAAGCCGACTCGATACCAGCTCCGCTGTAACGCCCTGCCCTTGCGGTCCTACTGTCTCCGGTGGATCGTTGTCGATCTCTGTGGCTACTGCCTTCCTACCCATGTCCGCAACGCGGTTGTAGTACGCATGAATTGCGGAAAGCTCGATTGGCTCGCCGTCAAAGTGGAGGTCTTTGCTATAGCTCTGACGATTCGATATCTCTGCACCTTGCTCGATCTCTGCTTGATTGGCCTTCCAAAATCTGAACGCTTCCCGCGCGTCAGGGTCGTCGGACTTACGCAATTGCCGCATCTCAATGTATTGCTCGACCAGATCCATACGGTCTGGCTCTTTCTTCATCTTGCGATACCGCTTGCCGTTCCAGCTTGGTTTCAGCTTGGGGTCGGTGTACTTGTACGCTATGCACTTGCGGTTCTGCGTAGTGCAGAGCATTACCCGAGCGATGCGCTTAGAACTGCGGCCCAAGCCTCCTATGTCCTCTTCGATCTTCTTTTCGTTCTTCTCGATCAGCAGGTCAGAGTTGGCTGCTGTCGTGTCCTCGATGTCATCGATGATCGCCAGTTGAGGCCGCTTGCCCCGGAACTTCTCACCACGAATACGCCCATTGATGCCTAGGGCTCCCATAACCTGCCCGCAGCTAACTGGCTCGATGTCTCCCCAGTGCGGTAATTGCTCTTTGGTGATCGTAGGAAACGCGAAATACTTAATCCCCATGTGAAGCCGAATGTATTTGCCGCCTACCGTCTGCTTTGGAGTTGCCACACCTGGACCCGCCAAGTCCATTGGTACACCAATCTCTGGGAAGTCCTCAATAAACCGCTCGCTGCTGACCATCTTCTCCCGTAACGCTTTTAGCTCGTCTGACGA